GGTTGCTCCAGCGAAGATTGTTCTCGCTGCAACAACCTTACTCTTCCCTTTTCAGAATACTTAACGTAGCTTGTTGGGCTACAAAAAGTGTTCTAGTACCAAGGCAGATTTAATCTTCACGGTATGCCTATCCGTGAACTGCTGAGCTGTGAATGGTTCTTCATCGAAGGCTTTAATAGCAGGATAAGATTCTTTTACCTTATCCCACTGCCAACGTAAGAGGCATTCCCAACCGTCTAAAGACTTTAACCGGGGCGTACTGCACGCAACTTTTGCGCGCAGATAATTGCACTGGTAGTCTTCGGACCACTTTAAGTTGGATCTATTGGCCTGCAGAGCATGGTCTTGTGACCATGCTATGTACCCAATAGCAGAGCTGTGATCGGAGATAATGGGGAGATGAAGCCCACTTTCTTCGACTTTACTTCGTATTACATCCGAAGCCAGCCAGTACCCTCCTGCAAATAAGTTGTTGCAGGCGGCTATCCAAGAAATTAAAGTGGTAGCAGTTAGTCTGCTTACAGACTTCTTCCCTCTTTGGGTTTCTGTCTGTAACCAAAGTTTCTTGAGTTTTGTAGGTGTGATGTCGATACCATCAAAGGCATCTATACCACAACTCTCACGAAACTTACCTGTGTAGCAGCTTTTGTCATTGTTGACCTTGAGTCCAACGGACTCAAGTACTTCAATGGCATCGGGTACAAAGTCGACGGGAACGATAATATCGTCACCATAGACCCAAACCCTCTTAGCTGCTACGCCTAGTGATTCGCCCAAGGCCATCATTCTACCCACAAGAAGTGCGTAGTATGATAACGCTTGAATGGGGAAGCATAAAGCCGAACCCATTGGTGCGAATTTGCGGAGCTCGATCGTTTTACCGTTAGGTAAAACGGATTTATTTGCACGCGTCTTCATGATGTAACTATGAATGGACGTGTTCTCAAATAAACCATCAACCAAATCTAAAGAAAGGCGGTCGGACGCTGACGATAAATCAAGCGTCGCGTACTCGCCAGATTTGGATGACTCGAGGGCAAGCTTTCCATTGATCTCTTGATCAGTGAAATTAACTTGTCTGCAAGTCAGAGGGTGCCGTTCAATGAACGGCACCACCTGGTTCTTCAAATTCTGCTGATAAGTCATTAGTTCCGATTGCTCGCAACTAATAACTCTTGGCCCTCGGGAGTCCTTGGGTACAACCATAACTCTGGCTGTACAGGAACCGGGGGCGCAGGTTTGAAGATTTCTGTATCCTTCGAATCGATCGAATAAGTGCCTGTCGTTGAAAAAATACAACTGACAGTAACTAAACAGATCGTCAAGATCAGCGTAAAAGGCAGTAGCCTTGTAGCGCTGATGGACCTGGAGCCTGTTTGCAACAGCACCAGGCCCGTTCGAAGGGCGAGAAAAAGTTGGAGAAAAATCTTGAAAGATTTTCTCGAGAACTTTAGCTCCATAATACATACTCCCTTGCACTTCTGCGTTTGGGCTGAGTTCAGAAATATCACTATCTAAAGTGATATACTCAGCCACAGTAGCTTCCACTAGGCGATCTTCATACGGTAGCTGATATTTGTAAAAAATATAAGCTACTTGCCGTATGTCCTTGATACAAGCGACACACGGTTTTCCCAACAATTCCCCTTCTGAAGAGACAACTTTTTCAAATAACCTTCTTAAAAATAGAGGGTATTTGATGTTCCTACTGCAGGTTTTAAACTGCATCGGGACACGAAAAGTTCCAGACTTGAGAGCGGCATCAAGTGCCTTTCCCAACAATGGTAAAGTCTTCGTCAGAAAGCTGAGACCTTCTGTCTCAGTCCGCGTTCTCACATAGTCTATTTCTAGACTGAGTTCGTACGAGGAATAATTGTGGTACCTCTGAAGATCTTTCAGTAGACCGTCAGTGAGGTCAAGCATAATGCTTCTCTGGCTTTTCAGGTTCCCATTATTCATAATGGTAAATACCTCCAAAGCCGAAGTTACGACCTACGGACAGTCATTCGACGGAAAGAACCCACCAAAAATATCTGTGACGTTTGCGTCAAAGATATTTTTGAGCTTTTCCCATTCCAAAATGAGATTGGCTTGTGTAACGCCATCCCTGGGTTGGCTGACGACAATGTGGACGGATCCTGTAAAAGGAACATCGTCGGCGTCATCGTCAACTCTGCTCAAGGATACCAGAGATCTGTCAATCCCATCATTAGATTTTGCAATCTGATGAGAGACGCGCAGAACTCTTGGGTTACTCAACGTGCTTGCTGCATCGCGATAGATCACTTCAGATCCATTCGCGGCCATCAAGTTATACGTTGAACTAGTGGGGGTGTCATCTTTGATGACCAATGTTTCCGTTGCCATAACTTCGTACCTCTGAAAAGGTTTTAAGTGCCTTAACGTCTTTGGAGCACTCGTAAGAGTGATCCGGACAGCACCAGTTGATTGAGGCCGTACTGACCTCGATTAATGAAGGCATCGCCAGAATTAGGCAAAGACCTTCTACGCACATAGGTTGAAGAAGTCTTTTTCCGTATAGGATAAGACTTCCACGATCCTCCAGTTCCAGACGTCAAGACGACCTCTTGGGTTACTGTGCCTACAACTTTGTAGGAGATACAGTAATCCTTGACGACGACATTCGCCTGGATCAGGGGCCTCTCAAATCTCTTTAAGAGAGCCCCAACGTTGAAGATCCAATCGATCACAAAGGAGAAAGGTATTAACTCCCAAGCGGTCGAAAACCCAAAGCGTAGCCCAAGCATGTCACGCAGAGCCCGAAATCTAGCCTGTTCCTCGTATATACCAGGAACTGTATAGGTGTAACGCATCGTCGCAAACTTATCGACGCGACATTCCCTTTTATAGGAATGCAGCATCCAATAAGAAGACGTCGGTACATTACTCTCGGACTCGGACTGGACTTCTCCAAGTTGTCGAAAATGACGAACTTGAGGACGTCCTTGGCGTGACTGGAAATCTTCGAGACGTTTGTCAAAATTATTGATAACGTCCCAGATTCCCCTAGCATCGGAAACAAGTGGCATGAGACCGAACGCATAAGATAAATGCGCTTCGGCAACATCCCGCGTGGAAACGCCCGCTTTCTTCAGACTTTTCAGTCTTAAGTACTTGCGGTACTTGTTACGCCAGGACTTCACACTACCCAAAAGGCGTGTGACATCTTTCATCTCAATCAATGAGACTGCAAGATTAAGTGATGATTCCAAATCAGGAAACATCGTGTCCCAGGCAAGAGCATTAAATGTGCTCATTTCCTCGATGGTAGGCTCAGGTACAGAAGCTACATCATAGACTGGAATCTTCAACCAAGGTAAGGAGAAAAAGTTCTTGCCCACGAACAACTTGTAGTCGTTCGGATAAACGGGCATACTCCAACACTTGGCAGAAACGGGGAAGTACTCGTCATTATTAACAACATGACGACAAAAGTTGGTACGCTTTATCTCTTTAGTAGTCTCGTAAAGAATATTACCAGACGTATTAATTTGACAAGCGATCGTATCGGGGAGAGTGGAATAAATATGCCACCCACCCGTACTACTCCAACTTTCGGTATAGCCTAAGCTTTTATAGCTTAGATTTTGCCTGTACTTCCTTCTAATTCTTGACATGAGGTAAACTCCCATATATTATTTCTGGTTCCGGGACCATCCCGG